AACGTTGCCCCAGCCCCTTCCGATATTGAGAGCGCCGGTCAGAGGACCAACAAGGCCGCCTAGGGCAGCGATTGAAGCCGTGGAGGCTACAATGGCGTTAATCGTATCCGAATCGCTTAATTTAGACTTATGTTCACCATCGACATATAGATTAGATATTGTTACCTCTCCATAGGTTTTAGCTGTAATAGCATAATGGTGCCAGTTTGAATCAGCAATGTCACTCAAACCTGTATCGTGGTTCATGGCAATATCTTGCGAGCCAGAAGTTATTCTCAAATAAAGTGTCTTCTTTGATGTTGCGGTTCTACCAAACGAATATATGCGCATATTTCCGTTTAAATGAGCCGAGCCGGTGAGAGAACCAGAATTCCATAAGTGAAAAAGATATTCTACTTGAGTTCCATCCGTATCTGCCCAGCCATCCTTTTTAAGCCAGAATTCTGTTGTTATGCCCTTGCTTAAGTCAAGCTCTAAGTTATCTCCTCTTCTGCTAGCTGTGTGATATATATTTGCTTTAGATATTCCAACTTTAGAAGGGCCCGCCGAAAATGTACCCTTATAGTCGCCGCCGGGATCGGCGTTTGGACCACCTTTTATAAAGACATATTGCGAAATACTAGAGCTAAAAACATCGTATGTTGAGTTTTTTGACCCAACAAAAGACGAAACTTGGCCCATGTTAATGAAGCCATTTGTCCTAGGATAATCATTTTCATAAATGAAAAGATCCAAGTACGTGCTTTCATTCTCCCATTCAATTTTTTCTGTCGCGGATCCGTCATAAGGATATGTTTGGTATACTCTCTTAATTGCATCTTCATAATATGATTCTGCCAAGCCAAAATGAGCAAAAGCAGTAGGATCATTGAAATCAACATCTGGAATAAACCGGTCGCGCTGCGTCTTGTGTACATCAATATGGCGCGGCGAATCAAGCTCTTTTGCTAAATCATTTTGAGACTTATTTTTAAGAAACTTTAATGAATGTCCTTTTTCAAATAAATCCTTGGTGCTCATGTATTATCCCAACTTCAACTTTATAATTAATTGCTCTCAACTCTAAATTTAAATAATTCTTGCTGCTCCCGCCATCCAGCAGAAGTATAATAAGCCAGCTTAATAGCATATAGATAGCCGGGCTCCAGGATTGACATATCAAAATCAAAGTAATTTCCTCTATCATCATATGATAAATAAGTATGGTAATCAGAACTAGCTGTTGAATTGTTAATAACAGTTCCATTATCAGCTACCCTGATTATTTCATATGAAGCGCTGGAAATTATTACGTTCTCTATATCAGTAGACGCGACACTATAAATCGTCGGGCTAAAGTCGCGGGCCCGTGTAAAGACCCTGAACCTTGCTTGCTCGTGTTTGCTATAAGATGACTTTAAATTAGTTATTTTGGTAGTATACTGCGTGTATTGGTTCCAGCCAGGAGATGTCAACGTTTCTGGCTTAATCGTACCAGTGAAATATTGAATAGTACCATTAAATGGGGCCCCGTCGATAGAAGAACTATACCAAACGTCATAAAGAGTCTTTATCTCAGAGGTACCAGTAAGTGCAAAAGAAGCGGAATATATGCCAGTAGATACATAAGCGCCAGTTACATTAAAGTCGCCGTCTGAAACGACACCGCCGCCTTTATTCGGACCCGGGGCGCCCTGGCTTAACGCCAGTTTAGAACCGCCGGGCTCAGAATCGTCTGCGGAGCCAGAATATATACTAACAAGAACTTTACCAGTTCCAATACCTGGAATGTTTTTAAGTTGCCCTCGCACGTAGTTGTAGAGATAAATTGTATTCAAATTATCTTGAGCTGGCGCAAGGGAGCTGCTGAAATAAAAATTGCTACGATCATCTTTATTTCTAGAGTCCCAACGAGCCTCCAATAGTGGCCTTTTGAAAAAATATTCACTTGTTCTAGAAAAGAATCTTTTTGTGTAATAACTCTTCTGAGATCCATCAAGATTTTTTAAAACAGAGACGTTTGATGCTGTGGTGTAAGCTTCGTGACTAGAAGTTAAAAAGATGCCAAAACCATCATTATCTTGTGTACCACCAATCCATTCTTCGACCATCGAGGTAACATCAAGTAACATATCTTCTGTGCCTTCTGCGAAAGTGTATGTATAACTTGGCATCCTCTTCGAAGCAATGTAAGAAGAAGAGTGATATTCCCCGCCTATTCGTGTCCATCTGGCTAGAGGGCTTGAATTTCTATTCATCCAATTGGAGCCTTCTATGGAGTCATCGGTTACATCCGTATAAGACTCCATGTCTAGGCCATAGCCTTCTTGCCAAGACTGCGAGACTGCCAGCACATTTACGGTGAATTCCCTAGGGACCTGCTCAGAATGCCTGGCGTTAAACATTCTTAAGTAAAATTTAACGCTTCCGCTAGCGGGGATGGTGCCGGCAGTTCTATCACTGGATAGGCTCGATATGGGAAATTGTACCAAAGCGCGAGACAGTTCTGCGGAGGAGGTGCTATATTGTCCATATATAGAAAATATCTCTAATATGTCGGCGGCGCCCATATTTGAGCCCGTTGCTCTCGAAGTGAGAGTTAAATCATAAGCATTCGTTATGGTATTATCTTTTTCGGCGTAATATCTTTTAATTCCCATTATTTGATTGTCCCTACAATATCTTTATCCGGGTATTTAAGCTCATAAACTACATTTTCGGGTGCATATAAAATTCTGCCATCTGCAGATATATAATGTTCCAGATCATATGAGAAATCAGAGTGCAGGCCGCCAGTTTTATGTTCTATCACTACATCTGTGACATCAACAATCTCTTCCAATTCATTCACAACATCATATATCTTTGTAATGTATATTGGCTGCGATATATCTAATTTCGCACTAAATATTTCTTGAATTGCTGTTATGGACGCGTTTAAAGCTTCGTATTTATCTTGGTCATAATTTGTTACAGCAGTAAATTTTATTCCAATATTTATTATTTTTGCATCTAAAATATCAAGAGTATCATTAACCATCCTGTAATTGTTTAACCATGTTTTAGTATTATTTTTTAAAATCTGATGGCAGGGAGATAAATTGCCGTCAGGATCTTCTGATAAAACATATAAATTTAAATTTCTTTTAAACGAATCATTGTCTCGTACTAATTTAGCTCTTTTAACTCTTCCAAATTTTGAAGGCATTCTGTATACCAAGGCTTCGTAATCTTGTATCGTGACTGCTCGATTCTGAGTTGAGAAAACATCATTAATTCTTTGTTTTAATTCGTCAACCGAAGGTAAAGAGACATCTCCGGTTATAGGCTCTTCATTCGTAACTTCTAAGCTATCCTTGACAAAATTTATTCTCGCTTGATTTGTCGCAGTGTCGGAGAATATATAGATTGGGTCAGATACGCTGGTTAAAGTACCTGTAGAAGTATTTGCTGTATCAGTATTGTTAGCTCTGTATATAATTTTCAAAGTTGTATTGGCGGGAGAGATCCCAAATTTATCAGTTTCTAACAGTTTGGATGGATCAAATGAATTATCCGTGATGTATTCGCGGGAATGCATTTGTAAAACGACATTTGAAGGATGTGTTATGTTATCAGTTTTTAAAGAACTGTCAGACCCATAGCCAAATTTTAACATAATTTGGTTGGATCGGCTAAAGGTAATAAAACGTCGAGGAACAGAAGTAGCTACTATAATACTTGGAATTGTCCCTCGTGTCGATGGGTCTTTGTTTACAATAGAACGAAAAACGGTGTCTTGAGAGAGGTAATCAACCTCAAAATATTCGTGTCCTTCAGAATCTGTGACTGAGACGATTTCTGTTACATTCGGATCCGCTAAACTTACTGTTAAAAACTTCTTAAGGCCGCCGATCTTTATACTTTCCTCTCTGAGTTCGCCCGACGTAACAATTCCGTAGGCTTTAACAGCGAAGGCTGTCTGAGAGCCGTCTCCTGGATTTGCTGTTGCAACAACCACTTCATTTTCTGAATTTGTAAAATCTACATTCTCAGTCAATTCAAAGACTTGGCCTGAATTAGTAGAAAATTTTGTTCCTTTCACCAATAACGGCAAATAGTTTCTGTCTGGGCCGACGCCATTTGGATCAGACGGCGTCAAAATATATAGAGTAACAGATCCAAAGGAATTTGACCGAAGCGGCTGCTGATAACCGACTTGTTCGCCAAGGCGCAATATATTATCATATTCTATAGATGTATCTAAAAAAGATTCGTTGGCCTGATAATCTAAATAAAAGGATAACATGTCTCCAATATAAGCTACGGTATCAAGCATAAAAGAACCAAAAGAAGCCTCTGAAAAATCTTTGTATGTATCCGGATAATATCTTTTAGCATATTCTACGAGACTTTCTTTAATACTATTAAAGTCTCTACTTGTATATCTTATAAGCTTTTTGTTCTTTTTAGCCATTATAGTTAGATTTCCTACATATTTTCTTGTTTAATTCCAAGATCATCTGGTCCCTTTTGCTTCAGTTAACGTCAAAACCGTATTTAAATTTATATTTGGTACCTCATATTCAATTGCAACAGATAACATATTTGGATTCTCGTTAGGTGAACGACCTGGATTAAAGTCGATGTTTTTAATTTTAATAAAAGGCATATATTTTTTTACCTGGGATACTATTCGCTGCTTCAGAGTTGGTATTACAAATTCATTTGGCTCGAACAAAAAATGTCTCATTCCAACTCCAAAATCTGGATTCATGACCTTTTCTCCCGGACTAGTTAAGATTAAATTTTTAAAATTTTGTTTTACCTCTTCTCTATAAGTTGTAAGTAGAGAATAAGCCCCGTGCTTGATACTAGGCTGTAGTGGTAATTCTGGTCCTATCCCTTGCATGATAATTTTTCCTATAATTTATATTCATAAATAGTAGCGCAATTCAATTCCAGGATGAACTTATAGTTGATCTTCACATTCGTCTTCGTTAAGTTCGTTTATTTCCTCTTCCATCGCCCATTCGAACGCGTCCAAGAACATTAGGAGAAGATATATCATTCCAGGAATTGTACTCGGTGGGCCTCCAGGAAATGGGAATGGAATCAAACCACCTAATAGCGGAAATTGAGAAGGCAATAAGGCAGACCAAAGACCAAGTAGCATAAATGGAGAATTCATTATGGTGGCTGTCGTCTCTTTTATCTGTTTGATAGTCTCCTGCATCTGCTCATCAACCAAATCAAGTGCTTCTTGTGCTTTTTCAACTTCTCCTACCGCGTCAAGATAAGCTGTTACGGCGGTGTTGAGTTCGGTCGCGACATTACTAAATTCAAAGATGGTATCTTCAAATTCAAAATGCGCATCGGTGATCATCGTGCCGTTATGTGTCGGAATTGTCCAGTTTGCCACGCGGCCGGAAACATCTAATACACCATCATAATAAGTTTCTCTTGCCTCTTGTGGCATCATCTCCCACGCAGGAGATGCTGAAGCGGCGGGGGCTGCTGCCAAGGACTCCATCTCTGCGGCGGCGCCTTGCGCTTCGTTCACCGCCATTTGAGCTACTTGCCTTCCTGCTTGAAGGCCCTGTTCGACGCCGGCAATAATTGCCATGGCGGCCATGTTAGCTACATCAATAATTCTTTTTGCAATAATGACAGCAGGATCTGTAGTTTCTACATAACCCTTTAAGATCAATAACGGAGTTTTAAGGATAATCATCAAAGCTTTCAACGAAGTATCCGCATATTTTCCCTGAGTATCTGTTCTGCCCATATGCGCTTGGTGGGCAGTTAACTTCTGTATAGAGCCCCTTGGTCGATAAGTGTATTCTTCAGAGTTGAACA